CATCGTTGATTATCCTTAACTCACCACCATCAATACGTATACGAGATCCCGCATATCTAGTTATGAGAACCCAATCACCCTCTTTACACCAAGGGCCAGTGGGAAACTTTCCTTCGTCTTTGTAACACAAGTCACCCATCTTTAATACTTTACAGATATTTGTAGTGATTTGTGACTGCTCAACAGTTTCATCTGTCAAAAGCAAACCACCTTTAGTTTTCTCCTTAAGCTTAAGGGGAAATAAAACCATTCTCCACCCTACTGGGGCAGGTAGTTTTTCAACTTCGTTTTTTGCTTTTTCTGCTTGTTTGCCATCCCAGATGTGTTCTGGCACAATTAATTTTGGTTTAGTCATCGTCTTCTAGCTCCGTTTTTCTAAGCAGGTCCGTGAGTTCCTGAACTTCTTGTGTTAATGCTGCTAATTTTCCAGTCAGATATCTATAATCTGACCAATCCTTAGCCATCCCACTTAATATAGACTGTTTTACTTGCTCTTGTCTAGCAATTAAATCTTTTTTATATACTAGAAAGAAATTTTCTAACCGCATGATTTCATAAGGTCAGCTAATTTTTTACATCTATTTGGTGTTTGTTTATTCCATCTAGAATCAAGCATTTCATAACTTGCTCCAATAAAATTAGCTTCCTGCAGGCATTTCCACATATTTTTAAACTTAGACACGCCTGTCTGTCCAAGTTGAAAACACATCTCGGTTATAACGTGTTCTGCTGTTTCAGGTAAATCAGTTATATTATTCTGTTCTACCAACTGTTTCATTTGAGCAATTGCTTTTCTTAAATCTTTATCAAATACTGCTTGCAGTTCTTCTTCCGTGTACTCTTTACCAGCAACAAAATTATCCGATGCGACAACTTTATGACCCCACCCGATGGTATCAAATCCTTCGGTATCTTGATAAATTTTGTTTCTAAAACCTTCACTTAATTTTACTGATGCTGATAAATCTTCGTAACTCACGCTATCTTATACCTTTTCTTAATCACACCCTGTAAAGTTTTAGCTTGCCCTGCATGAAGCTTTGAGGCTTTTTTCAATCCTTTAATTACTTTTTTTACTTTTTTCTTTTGAGCCTTCTTCATTTCTTTTTAAACATTCCTATTGCACTTGATCCTGCCTTGATGCCGAAGCTCGCAGAAATCGCAATGTACAACAAATTATGATAATACGACGGTAGGTCTTGCAAAGCGAGGAACCCTTTATGTACATGATCTTGTAAAGGCGTGAAGACTAATACGGCTGGAAGAAGTAGAACAATTAATGCTACCTCGTCTTTCCACGACCCTTTCATTTGGTCAACGGCACTTTGCTCCCAGGCTACTTTACCAGCAATCTGATCTTCTTTAAGTTTTTGCGTTGCTTTAATAGTTGTAAGTTTTAATTCTTGTTTTGCCTTTTTAGTTTCGACAAAACCCTTGACGCCATCAGCGACGACGCCAAGAAGTGGTTTTGCTAATAGTTGCCACATATAATTTTAGATTGCTCCTATAATAATGATTACGATTGCTGCTACGATACCAGCTTTAATCCAATCCTTCATGCTCCAATCGGACCACTCTTTTAAGTGAGCCCATAGATCTGCTAAAAGTTTCATAGAAACCTCCTTTGTTCAGATGGTTTTATTACTTTACACCCTTAAAAGCAACTTTTTTGATCTGCATCTTGCTAGTCTGCCCTTTTGGGCCTCCACCTTTGTTCTGTTTTACTACAAAAGGTGAATAAACAATGGCAGCATCAGAAGAAACTTGTAAATTTGGAAAAGGATTCTTTTGTTTTACTACTTGTGTTTTTGTTTTTTTAAAATTCATTAATGTATCGTCGGTTTAACAAGTTCAATTAGATCTAGACCACCTTGATCTAACAAAGCATTGGCTTCTTTTTCACTAAGATGATCATAAAACAGAACTCGTGATACAGCCATCATAGCTCCAGCTAAAAGTATACTATCTTCAGAACTTTTACTACTATTTTTTGCTATATACATAAGCTTATCAAAATAATCAGCTAGTTTTTCTTCTGCGTTTACCATTTTTTGATATTCCTGCCTCATTAAGTGCTATTGCTATTGCCTGTTTCTTAGATTTAACCTTTTTTTTCGATCCGCCAATGTTTAATTTGCCTTTTTTAAACTCACGCATCACTTTAGCTACTTTTTTTTGACTTTTTTTCACTGTTTTTGTTTGTCAAGATTAACATTTGCACGCAATTGAGCAATATCTTCATTAGAATCTATCTTATTTTGTGCTAATTCTGCCTGCTGTTGAAGTTTTGCAGCATCCAGTTCTAGTTTTGACTCATCATTTTGTGCTTTTCTTTGTATGTCTTGTGCTTTTAACTGTAACTCTTGTTGTTTTAAACTAATTAACGGATCTTGACCTTGCCCTTCCATAGCTTCCTGTTCTTCGATGAACATTTCTGAAATATAATCACTAACTTTATCTGCAACTTGTACTTCAAGCTGTTTTTGAAATTGCATTTGCAACTCTGGTGGTATCTGACCACCATACTTTTGTGCTTCTTGTTGAATAACTTCTTGCATTTGTGCTTCAACCTCTTCCCTTGCAAGTAAAGAAACATGCTCCATAACATGTGCCTGCAGTAAAATAGTAGCTTGTGGGTTTGCACGCACTAACATTGATGACATAAATACTCTGTGTGCTTCAATATGTTGTTGATGCGCTTGTCCTCTAAATACGACAAGTTTTTTTCCTAATAAAGCATCTGCATTTTCTATTCCTGGATCTTTAGGTGCGTCTGGTTTTGGCACTGGTAAAATTGCATCAATATCTTTTACACCTAGTGCTTGATACATTCTCTTATAAGCTTCATATAAATTATGTTGCTTTGGATCAGATTGTGCCATTTGTAATTGTGTTTGAGCTAAGGTAACTCGTTGAGACATTGAGAATATGTTTGGATCTGACACTGGCATAATATCAACTCTTTCATCAAAGTCTGATGCTTTGAATACGGCTGCCGCATTTTTGCCAACATCATAAGGATAAATTTGAGGATAAAAATCTTTAAATACTTTTGCTAATAAATTAAACTCTGTCTTTTGTGCATAATGTAATCTTTTATGTATTGCACTCATAACTCTTGAACCACGCTCAATAAGAGCCATTGTTGTTCCTACAGGTGCATTAGCTGCAACACTATCACCAATTTTTTGATCAGCAATTGTAGCAAAACGTTGACCTGATTGTACAACAAAACCTAAAAGTTGAAACAGAGTAGCGCTTGGCTCTTTATATGGTAACGGTAATAAACCTGCACGTAAATCACCACTTGGTGCGTCTACATCTCTAAACTCACCTGGCTGTAAAGGATTATCGTCATCACGTATTCTTAAACCTCTAGCTTTAAATCCTGCAGGTAAATTTGACAATGTTCCTGCATCTATTAATTGTCTAAGAGCTGAGGTGGCAGTTCTAGATAAACCACCTAACATGTGTATTAGACCAAAACCGTAAAAACCTAGTCCTGGTAAAAACTTATAATGTACAAAATATTGTTTCTTTTTCTTGAAAGAATCATCTTCTTCAAAGTTTCTGTAAATTGATAAAACTTTTTGAGACCCCTCATCTATCGTGACAATGTATGGTAGTTTTATTCCATCGTCATTTTCATAACCAGGCACGTCTAAATCACAATGTATTTCTAATAATGTATAGACATCATTTTTATAAGCAGAACCAGTAGGTCTGACACCATCAAGTTTGTTGACCGCTTCTTGTACATTGCTATTGCTTGGTTCGTCTTGATATTGTAATTCGACATCTTTGTAAATTCCTTGAACCTGCATTTTTCTTACTTCGTTTTCGTTTCTTTTAATAACGTGTGTAACTCTTTCAGCTGTTGCTAAATCAGTTGCACTGTAAGGAACAATTAAATCCTCGCTTGGTACAAATTTAGATACAGCTCTATTGAGAGTAGTATCAAAATATATTTTTTTAAATGATGAGCCTGAGAGAGGTAGATAAAATAACATTTGATCTAAATCAGGATCAAAATCTTCCATAACGTGCATTATCTGATAATTCATAAACTCTTGAACACGTTGCGCTTGCTCTTCTTTTTGAGCATTTTGTTCGCCAATAATCTGAGTTCTTACGGGACCATTAGCTGGCAATAATTCTTTATAAGCCTGTGCTTGAAATTGTGTAACTGTTTCTGCAAGTAAAGGGTGTGTTACCCCACTAGCTCCTTGAAAAGGTTGAGACCTGTCTTCATAATTAAATCCTAATAATTTTAATCCTTTTGAATATGCATCGTACCACTCATCTCTTGATGATTTGTCATCTTTATATTCCTGCATTAAATCTGATGAAAGATTTTGTAAATCTTCATCATCTATAAATTCTGCAAGGTTTGCATCAAATCTATCTTCTGGTGGTGTTTCAACAGGGTTGATTATAGCCCCACCATCATCTGTCATTTCAACATTTTCTATAGTAAGACCCTCATCAGGAGTTTCTACAGTAATTGATTCTGCTTCAATCTCTGTTGGATCTCCTGTAATTCTTCTTTCAACCATTAAGCTACCTCAAATATATCAATCATCTGCACAAGTCCACCCTTGGCTTTGTGGGTTTTGTATGGTTCTAGCATTTCTTCTGTAATTTTAATAGCAAAAGATGGTGTCGTGCTTTTTTGATCTGGCACCCTAATTGTTTGTATTCTATAATTTGGGTTACTATCTACCACTCTTTCTGCTTGTCCTCTGTTGGAAAGAGTTGCTACCATATTACCATTTTGATCAGTAATTCTAAATACATCTTTTGACCCTTCTTTTGTTTGTACATTTAATACAGTAAACTCTGAATTGTTAGATTTTGCTTGTGTTTTTAATATTTTTTCTATGACTGAGGTGTAATGTTTGTTGTCTGGTGATTTTGCATTGGGACCACCATAAAACTCTGACATACCTATACCTTTGTATTCTGAACCTCTAAACTCACCCCTAGCTGTAAAATAATCTATTTGTGCTTTCTTATCTGCCGCTCTTACATCCATCGGTGTAGCTGAATTACCTTTAAAACTATATCTATCTATAACGAATTGATCAGGTGTTACTGAATAATAATCAGGAGCATTAGGATCTTTCAACACAAATTTTTGATATGCAAGTTCAAATAAATCTTTTTTAATAAGTGCATCTGCCCATTCTTCTCTTTTCTTGAATGGAATGTCTGGGAACAAACCATCGTAAGTTTTACTGTCTATGACAATCAAATCATTAATCATTTGAT